GTGTTTAAAGATTATGAATTTAAGGAGAAACCAAATGAGAGACACGATTGAGCTGGCCCGTGAGGCTGGTGCCAAACCATCGCATAACCCCGAACTTTGGGACATTTGGGAAATTAGCAACGAAGCTCTTAAACGCCTTGTTGCCCTTGCCCGTGCTGACGAGCGAGAGGCATCGCAAGCACCTGTGCAGGAGCCTGTGGCGACTTTGTTTGGCAGCCTGCCCGTGTATGACACCACCCCACCCGCAGCACAACCCGACTACGCATGGCCCACCATTGAAGACTACGAAAAAGAAGTTGGCTTTGAGGTGAACATTGCGTTTCGGTCGGCTTGGGCTATGGCGCGAACCACGAACGACCTGTTTAACCAGATGGGAGAGAACACATGACCACTGAAGCAATTCAAATCCTGTTGGCGCTGGCCTTTGGCGCGGCGTTTGGCCTGATCGTGGGCTGGATGTTGTGGGGAGAGAAGCGATGAAAGCAATCTACAAATCCGACAACACGGAGCAGGTTGTGTATCGTTTGGGCGAAACCGCTTCCGTTCGGGCGGGTAGTGGGTACTCCCGCCCCGGCAACTTACACTGCTCAGTCGAAAACACGGGTAACGGCTACATCGCCTACTTCCCATCACACAGCTCCACCACGCAGGACTACTACGTCTGCCTCGACTACGCCCAAGTGCGTGACTTGGTGCTGGGCCTGTCCATGTTTAAAGAAGAACTGGGGTTCAAAGATGAATGACGACGACGATACACAAGAGTACGCACACCAGCGTCAGTGGGTGGGGCTGACGCATGAAGACATGATGCTGCTGGTCGAGCAGGCCAGAAAAACCCCGGCAAAAGGTCCGTGCCCAGACTACAACGAGCGTTTGCTGACATTGGCAAACAACAAACTCAAGGAGAAAAATCATGACCTTCACAGAGCGACAGCGCAACCTTATTGATTTTTGCAAGAAGGCTGGTTTTGGCTGGAGAAAGTTTGCTGAAAGCGTTGAGCGAAGTGGGCAGTGTTCACCTAAACAAGAAGACACTCTCTGCACGATGAAGCAAAGAATCGACCAAGCTGAGGCCGTCAAAGCTGGGAAGTTTAGGAGCTACGGAAAAAACAACATCAACGACTGCGAGATCATGTCGTTTGGGCTGCACATTTAACTCAAGGAGAAGAACCATGACCAATGAAGCAATTCAAGTTCTGTTGACGCTGGCCTTTGGCATAGCGTTTGGCCTGATCGTGGGCTGGTTTTTATGGGGAGAGAAACGATGACTGACGACGACGACACACAAGAGTACGCACACCAGCGCCAGTGGGTTGGCCTGACAGATGAGGACATCGAGCAGGGCTGGAAAGAGTCTTGGGTGGACAAGCAAGCGTTTGAGTCCGCCGTCTGGTGGGCTGAGAAAAAACTCAAGGAGAAAAATCATGGCTGACTGGGTATTTCTGACCGACAAGGAGCGAGAAAAGATTGCGTATGACTCAGGGCCATACATCGTAGATGGGTATGAACCTCACGAAGCAGAGGTGCGTAAGCGCAATCCCCGTGATGACTGGAAAGGTCTGACCAAGGAAGAGCGCAAAGAAAGTAACGATTCGATACCTAAACCGTGCCGCGTGAGAGACATATACGCTTCGCTTGAAGCCAAACTCAAGGAGAAGAACGCATGACTTACGGGCCTCCTGTTATTAAACAATGCGAGTATTGCAAAAAAGAATACAAGTGCGCAAACAGCAGGGCAAGCAAGTCTCGTTTTTGCACGATCACTTGCCACAACAAGAGCGGACTGCTTGAAAGGGTCGAGTACAAATGCGTCAACTGCGATGACAAGTTTATGGCACGACCCGATCACGGCGCAGACCGTAAATTCTGTAGTAGGAAATGCTTTTTGGAAAACTGTGTTCAGCCCATCGACAAAGAGTGCGAGCACTGCGGCGGTATGTTTACTGCAACGCGATCATCTACTGCTACCCGTGGTGATGGCTGGAGGCTGTACTGCTCTAAGAAGTGTTATGCAGAAGGCTCACGCAAATTTGAAGAGAAGCCATGTGTGCATTGCGGCGGCATGTTCTACCCTCGGAGCACACAACACGATGCCACGCAAAGAACGTGCTCCATGAAATGCGCCTCAGAATTTTTCTCTGGCGCTAACGCACACAACTTTCAAGGCGGAGTGCATGTGCAAAAAACAACCAACCACAAGTTTGTCTTGATTGGAAAGCGAGAAGGATACGTGGGCAAGTACACGGCAGAACACCGGTTGGTTATTGCCAAGTACCTCGGGCGTATGCTGACGAGAAACGAAGTTGTAATTCACATAAACAATCAACCGCAAGACAACAGATTATCGAATCTATACCTGTGCGAATCAATGGGGGAGTACGGTAGACGAAGGGTTGGCTCTTTGCCGTGGCCCAAAAAAAGTAATTTAGAGGACTACAAGGAGAAGAATCATGGATGACTGGGACGCACTGCAAACCATCTGTCTGTACGTTATCTACGTGACCATCGTCATGGGCTTCGGCCTGTTAATCGCTTTTTGGATCATGGCATGAGAGTCAAGTACGTCAGCAAGAACACAGCCCTCAACCCTGTGGCCCGTGCCATGGCGCAGAAGAAGCTGGCAGATGACCTGACCACCCGCAAGATCAAGCTCTACATGATGCAGGACGGTGAGCCATGCGCTGACCTACTGGAGAACTTGGCCTTGATGCTGGCGACCATCGGTGTGGCATCCGAGATGGACCCCGACATCGGCGGTGAGGACGTGGGTGTGCGCATACTGCGTGGTGGGATGTCTGCATGCCAAGCCTTGATCAAGACGGACAAGTGGGACTCCGCTCAAGCGGTGCCCATTGAACGCGCATTGGACGAGGCGCAAGTGCTAAACCGGCGGGTACACCCCGTTTACATCTCACGGGCCAACGCCATACGAACTGAGATTCACAACGAGGTACAGAAATGAAATACGAACAAGCCAAGCCACTGGTCGAGAAGCTGATGGACATATCCGTGCTGTACCACGCAGCACCAAGCCTACTGCGCGAGAAGATATACAACGCACTGGACGAGTTTCTGCCCGACCTTGATGAGGGATGCCGAGAGCGTGGGTGTATTGCAGTGGATGACTTTAAGGAGAAATTATGAACATTGACGAACGAGTCTGGCCCCTGCCTAACGCATTCAACATCCGAGAGGGTAGTCCGTTTGGCAAGAGCGAGAAGATGATTAAAGACCAAGAGCAATCCATCAAGGCATCCAAGGCGGGTCAGGCCCACCGAGCCAAGATCAAAGACACCCGCTTCAAACCCAAGGCAAAATGACAGACCATGCTAAGAATCTTTTTCGCCGATTTCATCCGCATGCTGCAACCGCCGACGCCACTGGAACTGGCCGAGGAGGAGCTGATGCATGCCAAACGGGAGCTGCTCAAGGCACAAAGCGCCCAAGAGTATGCACACCACATGGCCAACTATCACGAAGAGCGCATCAACCGCTTAGCCTTATTCATCAACCAACAGGAAACCCTATGTCAATCGAGTCCATTACCCTCTGGCACAGCCGTGCCCGCCCCAATCCAACTGAGCAGAACTTCAACGTCCAACTCGGCTGTCACCTCGAAGAAATCGTGGAGATGATCGAAGCCCTGCGCTTCTCACACAAGAACGGCACAGGCGTAGAGATGCCCGGCAAGAACTCCATGATCTACCAACAACTGAAGGACTTCTCGGACGGCCTGAAGAGTGGCCGCATCACCGCAAGCATTGCCAACTGCCGCGACATGGTTGACTCTTTGGCAGACCAAGTAGTGACTGCGGTGGGTGTGGGGCACTGTGCAAACATGGACATCTCCAGAGCCATTAACATCGTGAACACCTCCAACTGGAGCAAGTTCTCACCCGAGGGCCAGCCGTACTTTGATCAGGACGGCAAGGTTTTGAAAGGCCCCAACTACGTGCCACCCGCACTTGGAGACTGTGTATGAAAGAACAATTTTCGGAACACTTCAAAATAATCGACGAGTATCTTGAGCGAAACCCACAGCCATCCGCACTTGACGTGCAGGTGGCAGGGAGCCACTACAAGGACAAGAAGATACAGCCCGTTCAATACATCCACGCCAACGGCTTGGGGTTCCTTGAAGGCTGTATCGTCAAGCGCATCACCCGCTGGCGCGACAAGCCAGCAGCAAACCGTTTCGAAGACCTCGAAAAGATCAAGCACGAAATCGACCTACTCATTCAACTGGAGAAAGAAAATGACCAACACTGACATCATCCGAAAATCCTTTGAGGCAATCATGTTGTCCAAAGGTCGCATCGAGCTCAAGCGCAAGGGCGCGGGGTACGAAAGCCCCAACATCCAAACCAAGTGGCGCTACTTCCTGCTGGGCTGGACCATTTCTCGGAGCGGCACATGATCATCAAGACACTGCCAATCAAAGACATCCGTACTGACGCAGGTACGCAGAGCCGAGTGAGGCTGGAGGAGTGGTTGGTTCAGGAGTACTACGAGTTCCTAACCAGCCAAGACAAGGACTTGCCGCCGGTTACTGTTTTCTTTGACGGTCTGGAATACTTCTTGGGCGAAGGCTTTCACCGCGTCATGGCCTATCAACGTGATGGCCGCGAGTATATTGACGCCGACCTGAGACACGGAACCAAGCGCGATGCCATCAAGTTCAGCCTTAGTGCCAACTCAACGCATGGCTTGCGACGAACCAACGCCGACAAGAGAAAGTCGGTGACAACCGCCTTGGATGACCGCGAGTGGGGTAGCCTACCCGCCCGAGAGATTGCCCGTATGTGTGACGTGAGCCACACCCTTGTCAGCGACATGATCGCCGAGCGCAAGGGCATTCCCAAGAAGGCAAAGCCGGTCAAGCTCAAGAACGTGATCGAGGCACCACTAGCAGAACCCCCGGTCAAGGAGGAGCCACCCCTCAAGCTGGCAGTTCTGCCAGAGGATGACATGGTTCAGGAG